ATATAGTTTTTTCATTGAAAAAGATATAATAAAATAAGAAATAAAAGAAAAAACCAGACATGGTCTGGGTTTAAAAATTAAAAAGAAATCAGATTTTTTATTCTACTTTTATATTATCAAGTAAAAACTGTGCTAGCTCCTCCTCAGGTATCAGTGCTGATTCTAGGAGTCGGTATTCGTGGTTATGATTAAACCATCAGATATTGGTTGATGTCTTACTAACATTCTCCCAGAAATTGTCAGTCTTTTTGTGCAATTTATTCTTGCACACAAACTGCCATAATCAACTTTCAATAGTTGTGATTAATCTCAATGGTACTGCAAGACTTTCATATACTAAGCTTGCTGTCAGTCTGTTTGGGATTCTAATTGTATAAAAATAAATAAATTTACCATCAGAATTACAGTGATTAAGGTTACTATTTTCAAAAGGCTTCCATCCTCTCTGTATAAGAGAGTTAAGGAGTTTTTCTAGTTCCTTCATTTTATAATAAAAAATTTATCTAAAATCTTTTTGTCAACTGACAACTCAATTTTCACTCAAGTTCATCAGTCAAATCTTACATCATACGCTCTGCCATATTCAATATCGTAGCGTTCTCAAATAATCTTCCCTGTTATAATATCAGGCTCTGTACTATATGTTAGCATACCAACTTCCATTCAAACAAGGCTAGGGGTTGCATAATAATGCAATACCAACAAACACAAAGATACGAACAAAGCAAATCAAAAGAATAATCAAGCTCAAAATTTATACATTGCATAAATAAAAAGAAATAAAAGTCTGATTTATGATTTTTTTATGAGTGAATAAACATAGTCTATACACTCTTGGGATTGATCGTCAATACTCAACCCTAGCTCTCTCCAAAGTCAAGGGCGACTTAATTGACCAAGAAGCTTGACAAGATATTCTCAGTAGCTTATCTCTATATTTTCTTTTATTCGTTTTATGGCATCTCCAATCATAACAGGGTGTCAGATGGTTTCAAATGTTCAATCTTTTTCGTAGACTCATTCTACATCATATCATAGACTATCACTTCTAACAAAATACTTTTCTCAATAAATCATTTGTCAGACCAGTATAACATCGTATATCAATCATCTTTTAGTTGTGTGTTTTGCCTTACATCCAAAGGTAAGTTCTTTGTTAGCTATCTCTTCATAGATAGCTTCTAGTTTTTCTTCTCTGGTCATGTTTTTTATAAACTACAAATTAAAAACTTATTAGCTCTGGATTCTCATAGATATTTCCAATCACTTCTGATACAAATTCTAACGATATCCAATCATCTACAGATTGGATCTCCTTACTCCTGACTGCTATAAAAGAAGCCATATCACTATTATATCTAACCTCTCGGATATCTCATTGAGATTTAATAATATCTCATCTATATATCTCTTTTCCGTTTATATCGTATACTCCAGTGGATTGCATAAGTTCGATATCTCAACTCTCGAGTGAACGGTTCAACACACCTTCTTCTAGATCTATTGATGTTCTAGGAAATACTCTTAGTTCTTTTGGAGCCTCTGTTCGAATAAGTCAACAAACATCAAACATCTTTTGATCTGGTTTGAATCGAACCCTGTATTTTACATCATTCATATCTACTTTAAAATAGAAACTAAAAATTCAATAGGATCATCTTCAATTGAGAGCGTAGCTACGATTATGTCTGCATCAGAATAGAATTCTCATCACCCAGCATATAACAAAGGGAAATCTGACCTATCTCTCGCTCTATCAAACTCTATTTTATTCTGATCCATCAACCGCTCAATGAATCAGAATTTTTTACTGATGATTTCTGCTTCCTCTGCATGAAATCAGTCCTCATTCTCAAAGAATATATCTCTTCCTCATTCTATCTCTTGGTCAATAGCAACAATCCCACTCTGTCAGAGATACTCATTGAGGAGTTGTAGTAGTTTTTCCATTGTGTAATAAAAAAATAAATAAATCTGACTATCTCCCACTCGATCCGTAGCCCGCATCTCATCTGTTAGTCTCTGAGAGCTCATCAACCTCCTCTCGCTCGCAGTCTTCAACTTTATGGATTGCATACTGAGCGATGCGGTCTCAAGCCTTGACCTCATAAGGCAAATCTGAAGTATTCAACAATCAAACTCCAATAACCCCTCTGTAGTTCTCATCAATGACTCCACCAACGGAGATGATCCCACTCTTAGCAAGACCACTTCTTCAGTAGATCTTACCGAAGAATCCTTGTGGTAATTCGTGACCAATCCCAGTCAGAATGATCGCAGTCTTACCTGGAGCAATTGTAAGACTTTCAGCAGAGTAGAGATCGAAACAAGCGTCTCAATCTCTCTGCTTTTTTGGACAAACGGCATTGTCCATGATTTTTTTAAATTTAATTTTCATCTTATTTAAGTATAAAGGTTAAAATTCTGATTATTTGCACTCTAACGACTTTCTAATTTCTGTTTTTTTAATTCAGCTAGCCATTGCTATAATGGCTTGAATCTCTTCTTCGGTTAAAGCTTTACCTTTTCTTTTTGTTTTCTTCTCTTCCTTGTTGGATTTAAATTCCCAATGAAGATCATTCGCTTCAGCGAATGCAATAATCAGAGCTTTGTTCTGCTTCCTTTGTTCTTTTTGGAATGCTTGTCAGAGAATAGATACAATGTTTTGCACTTCTAAAAAGTTGATTTCTGTTGTTTTTAGCCTTACTTCTTTTGCCCTCCAAAAATCGACAATCTCCCAAAACTCATCTTCAGTGGTGCAAATCTGAGACATCGCATAACAGAAAATAACTCTTTTCATCTCTTTTGGTGCTTTAGGGAGCTTCAACCAAAAGTATTCAATTTTATTCTCTCAAAATCTTTCTTCATATTCCTCTAATGTTAATCACAGAGTTGCAAGTTTCTTTCTAAGAATTTTTTCAGCTACATCTCTTTCTCAGCCAACACCTCTAACATATCTCGCATAGATTGCTTGTAGTAGTTCTGTATTCTCCATTACAATTTAAATAAAATTAAAAATCTAGTTTCTCTATCGTAAGTCTTCTGAGTGCAACTCTTCTCTGTCTGAATAGTCTATTAGATTTCAGCTCTTGTCAATTTTTATTAGTTGACCGTTCTTTTTTGCTAAATCCATTGCTTCTTTTCTATTCAGAAATCTACAATCATTAGTCCAAAATCATTGTCGCTCCCTGCAAATATATGTTCAGTAAATTTTCCCAGCAACAAATATTCAATCTCAATGTCTCTTGCAAAATAGCGGGATCTTCCCATTCATCATAACACATGCCGTCAGTATTGTTTCCATGTTTTATAATTTATAGATATTAAAATAAGCAAGGAAGATAGGTATTGCACCTATAAGCAGTAGTCACTTTCTATGGGTAGTAGTAACAAAATCAATTATATCAATATCTCTACTGAGCTTCCTCGATATCTCCCTTTAAAAAGGGAGAAAAGTCTGAAATTTAAGAGTGTTTTTTATTCAACAACAGATAAAGTAATCCCTACCTTATCTATTCCAAGAGCCTTAAGATCGACAAGCTTCTTCATTGCTTCTCAGTCGATCTTGAATTTGATCTCACGGAAATCTAGCGAACGGAGAACAAAAGCCTTAAAGGTGAATCTTTCGTAGGAATCATCCTTAATCAGCTGATCTTCCTCTCTCGGTGGGTGGATAGAAAGCTCATAGATCATAGCTAATCCCTTCAGCTTCTCATCTAGACTTACTACTACTGTGTAGCCGTCTCCTATCTCATATCCGAATTTTTTGATCTCGGCGGTTGTTTTTATTGATTGCATACTATAATAGTATAAAAGTTAAATATGGCAGTCATATACTGATAATAGGGTATCTTCTGGAAGCTCTTCTAATAATTTTTTAAATTCTGATGCTCGATCTTTAGAAGATTTCCTGTCAGATACTACTCATCGTCGTCCCATTTGTCATTCCTGATATCGAACTCCATCTTTTATAACCGCAAAGGTATAAAATCATGGACAAATGCTTTTTACATATTCTTCTACTGAGGTAAATCACTCAAAATCTTCAAGTGAGATATCTCGGAAACAGATGTTTAGTTCTTCACATTTTTTATAAAACTCCTTTACCTCTTCTTGAGCTCCATAGATATCTCTAGCATTCTGGATATTCTCCTTGTGTTGTTCTACTAAATCTTTCCGCTTTTGCGGGACAATAGGAAACTGATTATTATAAGCGTCAAATAATGGCTTATAGAATCAGATTTCTCTTTCTAATTTTGATTTATACATTCATTCAAAATCTATATCTCATTTCCTTGCTTTAGAACATTTCCTTTCTCTTTTTAATTTTTCAATTTCACTAATTGGAGTCAAAAAAGAGAAGTCTCACATATTTTTTTCATCAAATTCTACATCTTTTTTTAGTGAGAAAATTCCGCCTCGTCTACCTCATAACTAATACCAGTCCCACTTTGCATTTGGATTCTCTCGGTATCCTCAATCTTCATCTTCTGGAATAATTCATGATTTTTTAAAATCTTCTTCGGTATCAAATCGGTGCTTATTTCAATCTTTATCGTAAACACAATATTTGAGATATTCTTTGGGACAATCCTCCATATTATTCTCTTGGAATGGTGCTAATTGTTTTTCCGGGTTATCTCAGATAACCAAAACTGTAAAATGTGACATACTATAAATCTATAAAAAATAAAATCTCTTCTTCACTGCTTCTCAGCATCTTTTCCCTCAGATCAGTCTACTTGGTCAGTAGAACTTAGTGCCAGACTTCCATTTTTCAAAACAAACAGAAATCTGATTCCTCCAGTCGTTCCAATCAGGAGAGAGTGGTTCTTTATGCCAGCGAGTATTGAGCATGCAGAGTCAATGACTTTTGCCATAGTCTCAAGTTGCTTTTGGGTCTCGATTACCATTCTCGCACTCAATCAGACTTACGAACTCTAATCCTCCGAGCTGGTAGGCTTCTTGGACTATCTCTTGGCGAGAATCGCCTGTGGAGAATCCAGAGTGCCAGATACTCAGCTCCTCCTCAATAGTGAATGTTTCTCAACTATTAAGGATCATATAATCTCAGGTAACCTGCTCTTGGGAGTCAGATTTTTGTTCTGGTTTTATGTTCTGACCTATCAGAATGCCGAATCCCATGACCAGCAGAT